TTCAGCGGATCATAGTTGCGATCAATGGTTAGAGAGGTCTGATGATGAGTGAACTTTCATGTAGCGTGGGATTTCACATTGATAATCCAGGCGAAGCAAATTCAAAAGAGCGTGTTATGCTGCAATTGACTAGTGATGCATCAATAGTGGCTCATTTACTGAGCGCTAAATCCGCACGAAATTTAGCTTTGCAGCTATGGATGATGGCTGATCAAGTGAAAGAGGATGATAATGAGTGAATTTGACAAATGGCATGACGAGAACATTTGCGACTTATTACAGGGCAATTTACGGAACGGGTTGCTGGCTGCGTGGGAGGCCGCGCAAGAAGCAGAACGAGATAGACATAGAGCTTTCATAGCGAACTTAATTGAGAAATGGAAGGAGAGGCCTGAAGATGAGTTGGCTACAAGGTTATGGCTAATGGCTGATGAAGTGGAGGCCGCGAACAATGGGTGAAGGTAGCAAAATAGAAGCAAATGCTGTTAGACGGCCACCTAATGCTGGCAAAGGCAGAGTCAAGGGTGTACCGAATAAAACCACAGCAGACGTGAGAAACATGCTGATAGCGTCTCTCGATGCTGTTGGTGGTCAAGCTTATCTCGAAAAGCAAGCAATAGATAATCCCAAGGCTTATTTATCGCTTGTCTCTAAGGTCATACCTTCTGAGGTAAAGAGTCAAGTAACTGGCTCAGATGGCGGCCCAGTTCAACATTCTGTGACTGTTAAGTTCAATGATGTAAAATAGATGTATGCGAGACAGGGAGGCATCCCGACTGTATCGGTTAACAGTCAGTCTCGCATTTTTATAGCCGACCTTAAACCGGAGGTAGATATGATTACGCAAGCAAGATTAAAAGAGCTTTTTGATTACGACGCTTTAACTGGTGATTTGATCAACAGAAAGCAAAGAGGCAATAGTCCAGCAGGGAAAGCTGCGTATAGAGTGATGTGGAATGGATACAAAAGAATTACTGTCGAGTACAAGCAATATGCAGCGCACCGTTTAATTTGGATGCTTCACTATGGCGAATTTCCTAAGCATGACATTGATCACATTAACGGGATCAGAGGTGACAACAGGATAGAAAATCTGCGTGAAGCAACAAGAAGCCAAAATATGCAAAATGAAAAAAAAGCACGATCCCCAAATAAAGTTGGTCTGTTAGGTGTGTGTGCCCACGGTTCAAATTATAGAGCGCAAATTACCATCGATGGCAAATGCGTAAGGCTTGGTACGCATAAAACACCAGAAAAAGCGCATGAGGCTTATTTGCAAGCAAAAAAAGCATTGCATCCATATCAGACTATTGCATGACAGAGACTGACGCTCACTTTCCCGCTAAAATGAGGGGATTGTTTGAACCCTATCGCTATAAAGTATTTTATGGCGGTAGGGGGTCGGCAAAATCATGGAGCTTCGCTAGAGCATTGTTGATTCAAGCGGCAGAGCGTCAGCTTCGCATATTGTGTTGTCGAGAAATTCAAAAATCTATCAGGCAATCAGTACACCAGCTGTTGGTTGACCAAATTCAATCGCTTGGCTTTGGGGCGCTGTTTACAGTTACAGAGACTGCAATCAAATGCTCTAATGGGTCAGAGTTTTATTTTGCTGGATTATCCACGCAAAGCGTAGAAAGCATTAAGTCTTTTGAGGGCATCGACATAGTATGGGCAGAGGAAAGCCAAGTGATTTCAAAGAAATCATGGGATATATTGCTGCCAACTATCCGCAAACCAAACTCTGAGATATGGGTTTCTCTTAACCCAGAACTAGATACTGATGACACATATCAAAGATTTATAGTTAACGCGCCCGATAATGCCTTGGTCGTTAAGGTAAATTGGAACGACAACCCCTATTTCCCCGCTGTGCTTGAACAGGAGCGTCTGCATTGCCAGCAGCACAATGCGGCTGATTATGCGTGGATATGGGAAGGTAAGCCCAAGACAGTCGTTGACGGGGCTATCTATGCTGACGAGTACCAAGCATTGATTGATGACCATAGAGTTACTCGCGTATCACATGATCCAGTCCTGAAGACTCATTGCGTGTTTGACTTGGGATGGAATGACGCAATGACTATTATCATGGTGCAGAAGTCTGGATCAGAGGCCCGCATCATTGACTATATCGAGGAAACGCATCAGACGCTCGATTGGTACAGCAACACACTAAAACAGCGCCCCTATAACTGGGGTAAGGTATACTTACCGCATGATGCTGTCAGCAAGGACTATCGCACAGGTAAATCAGCCGCAGAGATTATGACTCAGCTAGGATGGTCTGTTGAGGTGATTCCGATTGGTGACGTAGAGCATGGGATACGCTTGAGTAGGTTACTATTTCCGCGTGTATGGATGGACAAAGAGAAAACAGCACGATTACAGGAGTGCTTAAAGCGTTATAGACGCTCAATCAATGCTACAACTAATCAACCGACCGGCCCGTTACATGATGAATATAGTCACGGTGCTGACGCATTCAGATATCTGGCCACAGCCATAGACTCAATGCGAAACGATAATATCCAGCGCAAGCGAAGCCTTGACCAAGGCGCTGGGTCTTGGATGTCTTAACGAGAGAGATTTATGAACCTAGATACAGACGCAGTGATGGATTCCTTAGGGGGGTCTGACCAAGACCCCGAGCAAAAGCTACTTAGGGAGATACGCGAACGCTTTCAGCAAGCGGTAGAGTTTGAATCTGTTAACAGACAAGATCGGCTCGATGACGTGCGTTTTGCGCGTCTAGGCGACCAGTGGCCCGAATATGCGAAATATGACCGTAATCGCCCCGGTAAAGAGCGGCCCATGCTAGTAGTCAATCGACTGCTACAGTTTAGGGATCGTGTCGTAAACGGGATCAGGCAGAATACTCCAAGCATCAGATTTCGTCCTGCTTCTAACGGCGCTGATCAAGAGACAGCAGAGGTCTTGATGGGGCTGGCTCATCACATACAGGATAATAGTAATGCAGCCATAGCATACGATACCGCTGTTGAATGGCAGGTGGATACTGGCCTTGGTTATATCCGAGTACGTAATGACTGGTCTAGTGATACTAGCTTCGATCAAGAAATATATATCGACCGCATTCCTGATCCGTTCAAGGTCTATTACGATCCACATAGCAAGTCACCTGATGGCTCAGACGCTTGCTGGGCGATCATAGCCGAGGAAATACCTAAAGACGAGTTCAGGCGCTTATATCCAGACGTAGACGAGACTAACTTCGACGCGGCTGGCAACGGTGATATGCAGGGCTGGTACACAAAGGACAGTGTACGCATTGCCGAATATTACTGGCTAGATCATGAGCCAGCAGAGATACAAGACCCAGAATCAGGCCAGACACGCTCCACATTCGTCAAACGCTGCATGTGGGCTAAGTGCATCGGTGATAAGGTGCTGGAACAGACTGAGGTACCTACCAAGTACATTCCTATCGTGCCCGTTGTTGGACATGAGGTCTGGCTGCAAGGTAAGTGTTACCGCTCCGGCCTTGTACGCAATGCTAAGGACGCTCAGAGGCTCTACAACTACTATCTTTCAGCCAATGCTGAGAATGTAGCCCTAGCGCCCAAAGCCCCGTTTGTCGGGGTTGCTGGACAGTTTGAGAGTGATCCTAATTGGGGACGTGCTAATAAAGAGTCTCTCGCCTATCTTGAGTATGATCCCGTAAGCATTGCGGGGACACCTGTCGGCGCACCACAGCGCGCTATGCCTCCGCAGGCCAGCCCAGCCATCATGCAGGCTCTGCAACTCGCAGAGAATGACATCATGCAGTCAATGGGGATCTATCAGCCCAGCTTAGGTGATCAGTCTAACGAAACCTCGGGACGCGCTTTGTTGCTACGCCAGAAGCAATCCGAGGTTGGTAACTTCCATTATCAAGACAACTTGAACCGTTCTATTAGACAAGTCGGTCGCATTGTTTTGGACATGATCCCGAAAGTGTATGACAGAGCTAGAGTCCTGCGCATATTGGGTGAGGACGGTACGCCACGTGAGGTACAGATTGACCCTAATCAACAGCAGGCCTCAACGGGAACCGATAACCCTGAGATAGATAGCATCTACAACCTCGGCCTAGGTGAGTATGACGTGGTATGCGATGCTGGCCCCAGCTACGCTACCAAGCGCGATGAAGCGGCTAACATGATGCTAGCACTCACACAGGCTAACCCGCAGCTATTCCAGACCATCGGGGACCTGATGATGAAGAATATGGACTGGCCGGGGGCAGACGAGATAGCCAAGCGCTTGAAAATGCTGTTACCGCCTGAACTACAGCCAACAGCACAAGGAGAAAAGGTCGATCCTAGCGTTATTCAGGCCCAACGCATGATGGATCAAATGGCTGGCCAAATGGAGCAAATGAGTCAGGAATTACAGTATTTACGTGATGAGCGGATACTGGCCATTCAAGACAAGGAACGTGAGTGGTTTGATAGTCAGACCAAGCGAATGCAAGCAGAGGCCGGACTGATGACGCAGACCACAGGATTAGAGCAGCTAATTCAGACTAATCTGATTAAGATGCTTGGTCAAACTACCCCAACATTCGCAGAAGAAGACGCGCAATTCGAGCAGTTAGAGCAACAGGCCATGCAAGCCGCTATGCAAGCACCACCAGAGCCACCACAAGGCGCACCACAAGGCGCTACACGTGGACCCGGGGCAATGACACGTAAACCCGATACCGCCGCGCTAACGGGCGCACAGAAGCCAGAGCAACAGTAAACACTAGAGGGCAATATGAGCGATGACATTATCGAAAGCACAGCAGAAACAATTATTGACGATGTACCTGCCGAACTCACCGATGAAAACCCGGTGGAAGTGGAGGACGCTGGACAATCGGAGGGTGAAGAAGTTCCTGAACCCAAGGCCGAAAAAGACCCTTGGTATAAGCGCAGGATCGACGAGCTAACGCGAGATAAGCATGAGGCCCGCAGACAGGCCGAGAGGCTTGAAAAGGTTTTGGAGCAGCAAGAGCAGATGCTGCGCCAATTCTCGCAAAATAACGCACCACAGGCGGTCCAAGGCCCTGTTGCGCCCAATGCTGATGACTATGTGGGCGGCGAGTTCGATCCCCGCTATATGCGTGACATGATGACGTATACACGCGAATCAGCCAAGATGGAAGCTATTGAGGCTGTTAAGCAAGAGCAGCAGGAGACTATGCAGCGTCAGGCTTTAGCGGAGCAACAGCGTAAGCTGGAGACAGCAGAAGCGGCTGCGAGAGCCAGATACAGTGATTATGATGGAGTGATTGAGCAAATTACGTCTGATCCCATGCTCGCGCAGAATCAGACCATTCGACAAGCGCTGTTAGGCTTGGATAATGGGCCAGAGATCGCTTACACGCTTGGAAAAAACTTGGATGTTGCGTATGAGATAGCGAACATGAATCCTATACAGGCTGGGATGAGGCTGGCCGAGATAATCAACCGCGCACCACGCAAGATTAGCAACACGCCCACGCCGATCAAGCCTATCTCTGTAGTAGGAAATACGCCGGGAAATGCCAAGGACTACTCTCAAATGAGTACGGAAGATTACATCGCAGCGCGTAATGCTGATGAGAGGGCAGCACGTCAAGCCCAATATAAGCGGTAAATTATGTTACCTTAAACAGCCTCCCAAAAAGGAGGCTGTTTATTGCTCTACCTCGAAGGCGCTATGAAATACTAGCGCCTTTTTTGCTTTTGTGATATAAAGCATTCACCAGTGATTCATCTAGCCGTGAATCATTGCGGCAAGGTCAGACCATTCGAGGGAGCGGCTCCTGTCTGGACGAAATAAAAGGCTATCCACTTTTATTTTTTCTTTAGGAGGCGCCACTTATGGCTACTAATAATCTGCTTACCATTAGCATGATTACCAATGAAGCTCTGCGTATTCTGCAGAATCATCTGGTTTTCACCCGCGCTGTTTCTCGCCAGTATGACAACAAGTTTGCGATTGAGGGTGCCAAAATCGGTACTACTATCAATCTGCGTAAACCCCCGCGCTATGTAGGGTCCACTGGCCCCGCACTGCAGGTCGAATCCTCGGTTGAAACCTATGTACCGTTGACACTGGATACCCAGTTTCATGTTGATATGGCGTTTACCACCCAAGACATGACGATGAACATTAGTGATTTTTCTAATCGCTTCATCAAGCCAGCAGTAGCGGCTATTGCCAATAAGATCGACTATGACGGGCTTCAACAGTTCTTGAACGTCTACAATATGGTCGGCACTCCGGGCGTATTGACTGGCACCCCTACTCAGGCACAGGCTACGGCGGCTATTCTTGCTGCTCGCGCTAGACTAAATCAGGAAGCTGCCCCGGTTGACGAGGAGCGCAACATTGTTGTCGATCCGACTGTCGAGGTAGGTATCGTTTCCGGCCTTACTAACCTGTTTAATCCGACCGGCACTATCTCCCGTATCTTTGAAAAAGGTGCATTGGGCGATAGCACTCTCGGGTTTAACTTCGCAATGGATCAGAACGTCGGCAATTTTGCTGCGGGGTCTTCGACTGGCTTCACCACTTCAGCACAGGCTGGCGGGACCATCCCAAATAACGCACAGACCTCTTTTGCTCTGACCATCTCTGCGCTTGTCGGCACTCTGCCTGTAGGTTCAGTATTCACTATTCCCGGTGTCTTTGCGGTCAACCCACAAAATCGTCAGTCTACTGGTGCGCTGCGTAACTTCGTGGTCACTGCGGCGGCTGGGGCTGGTGCGACCAGTCTTCAGGTCTTCCCGACCCCGGTGTTTGGTGGCCAGTTCCAGAACGTGACTAGCGCCAACGGTGCTATTCCTTCTGCCTCTGCAACCGTTATTTCTGGCGTCAATACTAACCTGCCTAACGCGATTGCTTTCCACAAAGATGCATTTGCTCTGGGGACTGCTGACCTTATCTTGCCGCAGGGTGTCGATATGGCTGGCCGTGCTTCGGCTGATGGTATCTCGATTCGTCTGGTTCGTCAGTACGACATTAACAGCGATCAGTTGCCTTGCCGTCTCGACGTTCTCTATGGATGGTCAACCGTCTATCCTGAACTCGCAACCCGCATTACTGGCTAATAGGAGGTTATATGTCTAATCCCGGTCCAAATATTGTAGCTGAGTCACTTACACGTGGCGAAGCTGTTGTAACCGCCACCATTACCCCAGCATCTATTGCTGCTGGTGCTTCTACCGCATTTACTTCCACTGTAAGTGGTGTAGCGGCTGGTGATCACGTGAGCGTTAGTGGCGCTACAGGCGTGGCTGCTTATGCAGTAGCCGCTTATGTATCTGCTGCTAATACGGTTACGATTGTTATCAACAATCCGTCAGCAGGTGCTCTTACCCCTAGTAACAGCACCTATCTAGTGCGCGTAACACGTCCGTTCCCTGTCGCATCCAGTGTCACCACTTTCGGTGTCAACGATCCGATGAACGCAGGCGCTATTCCGCTCTCTAGCTGATCAGCACGTAATGGGGGGCCACAAGCCCCCCATATTATATAAGAGAATGTTATGGGTAGACAAAAAAACACTGAAGAATCAAAGGATGACTTTGCAGAACCTGCAAAATCTAAATGCGAATTTAAGATTACCCGCGTCTATGATCCTTCAACAACAGTTCCTAGAGAGCTAGACGCATATAATCAAACAGAATTGGATAGATTACTGGGAAGTGGCTGGCTAATCAAATCTGACTAAACCACAACTATGACTAGGTAACTGGAGCTAATAATGGGCGAGTTTATCGCATTGCTGTTTATGGCAAGGGATATCACGCATCGGGAACATCTGAAAACAAAATCCTATGCCCAGCACATGGCGCTCGGTGAGTTTTATCCCGCCATCATCGAGTTTGCAGACAAGATAGCCGAGGCTTATCAGGGCTGTGAGGGGAAGCTGATTACCATTCCCCAAATAAAGAATACTGCTAATGGCAGTGTTGATTCTATTTTGAGATCGCATCTAGCATGGATCAATAAAAATAGGAAAAATCTGAGTGATGAATCATCTATTCAGAATATCGTCGATGAGATCGTGGGGCTATATCAGACCACGCTGTATAAGTTGAAATTCTTAGCCTAATGGAGCAATAACAATGCCTGAGAAAATTGAGCTGTCAATCAATGTTGTAAACGCTGTCCTGACCTACCTCGGTAAGCAGCCGTTTGAACAGGTTGCACCCCTGATTAACGCGATCCAGCAGGAAGCATCCCCGCAGATTCCTGCTCCTGCTGTCGTTTCTGAAGACGAGTAAACCGTTATGGCAAACATCAAGATTTCCCAGTTACCATCGGCAACTGCTGTAAGTGCAAATGTTGATGTTTTGCCTATCGTGCATACAGGGGTGACTCAAAAAGTCACCCCTGACCTGCTTGTAAACGAAGTATTAAAAGCCCCTGATTATATCGGCTCAGATACGCCAAATGACGCTGATTTTGTTGACGTAGTAGTGAGCGGATCACTGACTGCATCACCTGTCAGTAAAAATATCAACATGTCACCCACTGGTTCAGGGCGCATAAACATGCTTCCCGGTGGTGGTATGACGGTAGCTCCTGTGGGGCTAGGCACAATGGACAATGTGGTTATTGGCTCAACCACAGCGCAGAGCGGTGCGTTCACGGCTCTTACGTCATCCAGTGCAACCACGCTCAATGGGACAACCATTCCAGCCTCTAAAACACTACTGGTAACAACGGACATAGGGTCATCCGTACAAGCGTATGACTTAGACTTGGCTGCGATTGCAGGATTAACCGGCACTAGCGGATTCCTTAAAAAAACCGGCGTTAACTCATGGGCGTTGGATACCGTTATTTCCGCCGGTACCGTCACGGACGTGGCATTAACAGCACCGACTGGACTCACAGTGAGCGGGTCCCCTATTACCACGTCTGGAACCCTAGCGATTACATACACGTCTGGTTATTCTCTCCCCACCAATGCCTCCCAAGCCAATTGGGATACAGCCTATGCTGATCGGTTAAAGTGGGATGGTGGTGCGACTGGACTGGTTGCAGCGACTGGTCGCACTAGCTTAGAGCTAGGAACTCTCGCAACGCAGAACGCTAACAGCGTATCTATTACGGGCGGTGCCATTAGTGGTGCATCTGGGTCATTCACTACACTGTCAGCAAGCTCAACAGTGTCAGGTGCTGGGTTTAGCGACTACCTCGCCTCGCCTCCTGCTATCGGCGGCTCATCCCCTGCGGCGGGCGCATTCACCACGCTTTCATCTTCCAGCACGACGACTGTCGGCACTAACCTTGTTTTCTCAGGCACCGGCGCCCGCATCACGGGCGATTTTAGTAATGCGACGATTGCTAATAGGGTGGCATTTCAGACAAGTACAACTGATGGCATTACTGTTGTTCCAGCCATTCCAAAGGGCACAGGGCAGTTATCTGGGTTTGCTGGATACAACAGCAGCGACCCAGGCAATGCCAGCACATTCAGTTTGTTAGCGTTTACAACAACAGACATACGCTTGACTTGTGGTTTGACAGGAACAGGCATTTTCCTCCCCCTAACCTTTTACACAGGAGGCAGTGAGCGGGTCAGGATTAGTACAACCGGCGTTGTCACCATCGGCAGCGCCATCAGCCTCGACCCCACGACAGCGAACTCGTTGGTAGTAAATAGTAGCGGGAATGTCGGGATCGGGACGAGTTCGCCGGGGGCTAGACTTAGCGTACAAAAAAACCAAGACGCATTGACTTATTTTGATATTAGCAACGAAACAAATGGATCAAGCGCGGGTGTTATTCAACGATTTATAACTTACCTTTCGTCAGGGACAGGGACCACATCAGCAGATATTGTTAAGTACAAAACAGGACCGTGGTATTTTGCTAATAACGATGGCCCGATACAAATGCGGGCAAAAACCAATGGCGTTGAATTACTATCTGGCGCAGTAGTATGGACTACGCTTTCTGATGAGACTGAAAAAAGTATCATCGAACCTATTGAAAGTGCAGTAAGTAAGGTTGACACATTACGCTCAGTTATAGGTAGGTATAACACGGACAGCCCCGATGTGCGCCGACCGTTCCTGATCGCACAAGATGTTGAGAAAGTCCTTCCTGAAGCAACCCCAAGAATGACAGATGGAAAACTTGGATTGGACTATTCTGGAACCATTCCGCTGTTAGTAGCGGCAATTAAAGAACTCCACGCCGAAATCGAATCACTCAAACAGAGGATTAACTAATGGCCGATTACAAAGAAACTGACGTATCCGGTGTCGCATGGCAACGGGCGTACCAAATTCTCATTCTGAACCCACTGGGCGAACTGCCGACGGTGCGGTACGACGAAGAGCAGGTGATTAACCTCAACGATGAACAGATCAAACAGACGGTCAGCACGCTGGGCTATACCATCGACCCGCTCGGCATCATCGAACTGCGCGACCCGGAAACGCTAGAGCTGACGGGCGAAACGATCCCTGTGGCGACGGTGCATGAAGCGCTATTCTCAGACTACATTAACAGGGCGATGGCTCGTGATGATGGGGCTAACCTAGTTCCTCCTGTTGAGCCTGTTGACGCTTAATTATTTTTCAGAGTAAGTATTATGGCTAATCTCGGTCCGTTATATCAGAACCAAACATACAGCAACCTATTACAGATTGATGGGGGGCTAAGCGCTGACCTGAAGAAAGTGCTGGATGGTGATGGTAACGAATCTGGGTTATCTCTAAGCTTTACAGCGGCCAGTATCACGGGTCTAGTATCAGAATCCGCTAATAACCTTTATGGTGGATCTGCCGGTACCATCCCTTATCAGTCATCCTCTAATAACACGGCGTTTACTACGGCTGGCCCCGTTGGATATGTACTGTCTTCTAACGGTACTCTCCCGCCGACATGGGTCAATACTATCCCATTTTCCTCGTTTTCAGCACAGGCCACCAATATCGGTGGCGGTGGCTTGGGTCAACTTCCATATCAGGCTGATCTCAATAGCACCTCGTTTGTTCCTGCTGGTACTCCCGGTCAAGTGCTAGTCTCCGGTGGCCTCTCTGCTCCTTTTTGGAGCAATTCAGTCCCGGCTGCTGGGACAGCCGGTACTGCTAACGCTGTCTTAGGCGGGGTCGCTGGAAACCTCCTGTATCAGTCAGGCGTTAACACCACTAGCTATGTCACCAACGGTCTAAGCGGGCAATATCTGCGCTCTCAGGGCGCTCTAGCGCCTATTTGGGACACTCTAACAGCGAGTGACGTGGGTGCTGTTGCAGCGGATGGCAGTATCGCCATGACCGGCAACCTGAATGTGGGTTCTAACCGGATTCTTAATGTCGCATCCCCCACCATTGGCACTGATGGCGCTAATAAAGCCTATGTGGACGCGGCTGCTACCGGCCTGAAGATCAAGACCGCGTGTCGGGCGGCTACAACGGGCAACATCACCCTTTCTGGTTTGCAAACGGTTGACGGTGTTGCGCTTAATAACCTTGATCGAGTGCTAGTTAAGGATCAGGGTTCACCTGCAACTAACGGCATCTACTTGGCCGTTTCTGGTGGTCCGTGGACCAGAACAGCCGACGCTGACACATGGAGCGAACTGTACGGCGCAACGGTATTCATCACTAACGGTACTGTCAACGCTAGCAGCACGTGGGCGGCTACAATCCCCTCTAGCGGTGTACTAGGTGTTGATGAGATAAGATTCGCGCTATTTGGTGCATCCGCGTCATATACAGCCGGTACAGGCCTGAATCTAATAGGCTCTCAGTTCTCACTTGCAACCCCTGTGACTGTCTCGAATGGCGGCTTAGGCGTAAGCACGATTACAGGCATCCTCAAGGGTAACGGAACTAGCGCTATATCGACGGCCAACGCCGCTGATATAGTCGGCGCTATTGGTGCGACTACAGTCCAGAACGCAACAACCGCAGCTACCTGTACAGGGAATGCTGGAACAGCGACAATCCTAGCAACCGCTAGAACCATTAACGGCGTGGCGTTTAATGGATCAGCCAATATAAGTATTGAGGCTGGAACCCCTAATACGCTGTCCTTTAGCGCTAGTGGCGCTGGTATAAGCCCCGGTGGATCATGGCGTGGTCTAACTGACGTAACCGTTTCTTATAACTCGATTGGTGCGGCTGCGCGTGACGGCTCAAATGTAACCAGTGTTACCCCTTGGAATATTGACATTGGCGGTAGAGCTATTGGATTCGCATCCGGTATTATTCTTCCAGCCACACAAGGCGGCACAGGGTACGGTACGGGTTCTCCATATATCGAAGGAAGCCTCCTGTATGCGTCCACGCCGACTAATGTTGGACTGATCACCCCGTCAGCAGCCAATGATAGGGTATTGCTGGGTGGCCCCACTCCTGCATGGGGTCAGGTTGCGCTTAATACCACATTGGTTACTGGAACGCTTCCAATATTCCGTGGCGGCACTAATCAAACATCCTTCACGGCTAATTCCGCTGTGTTTACTGATAGCACAGGTGGCGTTTTAACGTCTGGGACTTTGCCGCTGACTATGGGTGGCACAGAGGCAACCACGGCCAGTGGCGCAAGAGCTAAAATATTGCCGTCATATATTGGAAACTCGCTTAGAGTGTTGCGAGTCAACTCTGCTGCCAGCGATGTTGAGTGGGTAAACGCCCCAACAGGAACGGTGACAAGCGTAACAGGGACGGCACCGATTTCTGTTGCAACTGGCACAACGACTCCTGTTATATCAATTAGTGACGCAACGACTATTGCAGCCGGTGCAATGAGCGCAGCAGATAAGGGGAAACTGAATGCTGTCGGTAATGTTGCTAATATCAACACAACCGGCTCAACCACTAACTTCCTACGTGCTGATGGGACTTGGCAGGCCCCTGCGTCTAGTATGTACGTCACTGTAGCTGGTTTTACTACAGCAGATATCAATGCGGCGCTTGCCTCTGCCGGTTTTGGTGGCACGATCTTTTTACCTGCTGGTACTTATTCAATCACTAGCACCATTAACATACAGGATAGAAATGTAATTGGTGCTGGGTTTAATACCATTCTTCAGGGAGTTTCCGCATCATTGGGCGCTGGCAACCCAATGTTTGTGCTATCCGGCATTGTTACCATCAAAAGTTTACGCGCTCAATTTGACGTAAAGCCAGCAACTGCTACCGCTGGACAATATGTCATCTTCAGAGCGGGCAATGGGTCCAATCCATTACAAAGATATTCCAATATTGATAGCATTTGGACATATTATTGCGGAACTGCATTTTGGAACCCTACAGGCCTTGGCAGTGTATTCTCAACTACATTTAGCAATCTAAGGGTAGAGTTTTTCACTTATCGCGGTTTTGACTTTAATGGCACAGACAGAACTGGCAATATTTATTCAAACATTTATTTAGCGGCTGGCATTCCTTTTACCCAGTCAAATACATCACAAACCATCAGCACTGGGTCAAAGACGTTTACAACAACTCTAGCGCCTAACACCACTGATTTTTCAGTGGGTCAGATTGTGACCGTTGCACAGCAAACAAACGCATTAAACGCAATGTATGGCGCTGTGGCCTCAAAAACCACAAACACCATCACAGTCAACATCACCTCCGTGATTGGGTCCGGTTCTAGTGCTGCATGGGACATAACTACACGAAATACATGTAATGCGATTTTTGCTTTATCTGGCAATGAATCAGAATGCGTAATCAGTCAAATAAACCCAGAACATAGCTTATTTACGCAAGCGGCTGTAATTTTTGACGGAGTTAACGCGCTCTCGGCTAACGCAATTCATTTGGAGCAAGTAACGCCAACAGCAAACAATTTGCCGTTTATATACACGAATGCTTCATCTGGCGTTATAAGCGCATTAACATTTTTGGGTAACTGGTATCCTCGATATCCAGTCCCTACAACTACTGGCAACAGTATTTTCCAATGTAATTCATCATATAATACTTATGGTGGAACCAATAACACGCTGACAGCCAATTACTTTAATATTGGTGAGTTTTACATCGCAAATAGTGCAACAACATTAAGCTGGACCATGTTTGCGCGTGGCACAGATAATGGCCCCATGTATATTGCGGTTGGCGGTTATCAATATACGCCAAACGATAATTACTATGCAGCATTCCCAACTAGCGGCAATCTCACTTTCTTAGATCAGGGGCAAAATGCCAATTTTGGTTCGCCAGACCGTACTACTGTTGGTACGCAGAGATTTATAAATAATGTTTTTTCTGCTTATTCTGGAACAATAGTAACCTCTCAGCGACAAACTGACGGAACGCATTACGGGTTTCTTTCTCCAACGGGAGTGTTGGCTGGACAAATTTTTACGGTTGGAACATCTACAACCTACGCCACATCGTCTGATTACAGATTAAAGTCTCAGGTTGAACCATTAAGCAATGGAGCAGAAACGATTTTAGCGTTACGACCCAAGAAATTCTTAATGGAAGGAATGGCCTATAAAATTGGCGGGTTTCTCGCTCATGAGGTGCAGGATATTATGCCGGAAGCCGTAATAGGTGAAAAGGATGCTGTTGACGAGGACGGTATCCCGATTTATCAAGGAATGGACGCGACAAAGTTTATACCCAGCATCGTTGACGCTCTACAGCAAATCCTAAGCCGATTAGACGCATTGGAGAATGCTAACAATGGCTAAGTATTACACCATTGACCTACTGACCCCTCCCGGTAGCCAGCTAGGTTCTTGTGTTTATCAGGTATTCATCGAGAATACCAAGACACTGACCACGATCTATTCTGACGCTGCGTGTACTACTGAGATACCGCAACCGGCGGCTGTAGTCGATAACAACATCGCGTTTTATGTAGTCGATAACTCCATAAGCTACGATATCGTTATCGGTGGCGGCAACCTTTGCCAGAACGCATGGATATACAATATCAAGGACCTTCCCGGCACTGTCTGGGAAATGGCCGACACGCTCTGGCAGAATAATACGTCTGCATGGGCGGCTGCTAACCCCGTAGGCATCCTCCCGTCCTCAACCAGCAATGTCGGCCAGCTATACACGGGTTTGGACCTTGTGCGGGCTGCTATGCGGTTGATTCAGGTATCCGCCGTTGATACTGACCTAACGGCGGCTGAATTGGCTGACGGCATCCAATCACTGAACCGGATGCTGGATCAATGGGGCGTCGAGGAACTGATGCTGTATCAGGTCAAGCGTGAAGCCTTTCAGCTAAACGCTAACCAGAACCCGTACACGATCGGCCTGGGTGGGACATGGAATACCATTAGGCCCATTAGAATCATTGATGCTTATCTGACGCTAAACAACGGAAGCATTCCTGTTGATTACCCCATGCAGGTACTCAACTATGATGACTATAACGCTATCAGGCTGAAAACACTCAGCACGAACTTTCCTGGCTATATCTACTATCAGCCGTCTTTCCCTATTGGGGAAGTGTACATCTACCCGCTATACGCACCCAATGACCCGTCTACACAAGGCCCAGCACTGATTACGCTGACCTCATGGACCCCATTACCGCTGATTACTGATCCGACCTGTTATATTGAGTTACCTCCGGGTTATTGGGAGGCCATTGTATTCAATCTGGCCATCAGGATTGCGGAGGAATATCAGTTTGACATTAGGCCCACTACAGTCGCTTTAGCTCAGAATGCGCTCAGAATCATTAAGCGCATGAATCAGAGAACTGTTACCTTACAGACTGACGCGGCGCTCATGTCAAGTAGGTTCTTGCGTTATAATATTTACGCAGATTCGACGGGAAGATAATGCCTACAACAACTGAACTCGCAATACTTGGACCGGGCATCTCAGGCCGGTCCAAGGCTATTTCAGCACAAAAGAGACTCAATCTCTATATGGAGGTCAGGCGCGATAATGATAAATCCGATCTTGTCGCTTACGGTACGCCGGGGCTATCTCCTTTTGTTGATTTCGGTAATCAGCCAGCTAGAGGGATGTGGTGGTTTGAGGCAATCAACACCCTGTTTGTCGTTGCTTATGACCAATTGCTTGAGGTCCGGGGTGATGGCAGCTACATCGAACGAGGAACACTAGAGACAACGGCTGGCAACGTCAGTATGGCCGACAACGGCTTGCAGCTAATGATTGTGGATGGGGTAACTGGTTACATCTACACCCCGACAACAGGGGACCTTGCATACAGCCGCACAGGTACGCTAGTCACGGTTACTGAGACGCTGCACACTCGCAAGGAAAATGAGATTGTAAACATCGAGGGTGATGCTAACATCCCATCCGGTGCTTACATTGTCTTCAATCCTCCATTTGTCATTGGGACTAATGCTCTCGTTATCGGTACTGAGTACGTCATCACGGTCCCCGGAACAGCTAACTGGACAGCGCTCGGTGCTGATTCAACCGCTTACGGGACGGTCTTTACTGCAACCGCTACCACCACCACAGGCATTGGTACGTGTGTACCGGCTAATACATGGACCTTTTACACCGCAGCATCAGGTGCAGCGACGGGTGATATTAGAGTCGTTAACACCTTCCGCAAAATCACTAATGCTTACACTGGTGTTGATTTTCCTGTTGCTAATACCGTAGCATTCATTGACAGTTACTTTGTCGTCAACGTAACCGGCACCAAACAATTCTGGCTATCGGGTAATTACGATGGGTTCTACTGGGACCCCTTACAGTATGCTAGCAAAGAGGCGTACACTGACAACCTTGAAGCTGTTACAGTCGATAACGGCAATATTGTCTTACTTGGCACTATTTCACAGGAGTATTGGCAAAATAATGGCGGCTTTCCGTTCCCGTTCGCAAGGATATCAGGATCACCGACCGACGTCGGTGTTGTTGCTCGCTGGTCTATGGCTCGCTGTGGTGGGATGCTTTTCTATCTTGGTCGTACCCGCCGTGGCAGTTTATCGGTTTTCAGCGTACAGAATTACGCCCCTACTGTCGTTTCTACCCCGGATTTAGATTACCTCTTTAGCCAGTATCAGAATCCCGGTGATGCTGTTGCGTTTGGCTACCGTCAAAACGGGCATGAGTTCTATCAGATCAGCTTCCAGACTGAGGGGAAGACGTGGCTATATGATGCCAGTACGCAAGCATGGTCCGAGCTATCATCCAATGGTGGCCGTCACTATGCGCAATGGGGAGCGCAGTTCAAGAATGAGATTGTAGTCAGTGATTATCGAACGGGTAAACTGTATAAACTGGACGCTAACACTTATACTGATGCTGGCGATACTATTGTTAGAGAGCTGATTACACCACACACATTCTCAAATAGCACTTTTAACAGGCTTCACATCTACCGCCT